TTTGGAAAGCCATTAATTTTATTAACATACTGTTGAAATGAAGGCCATTCAGTTTTCATCTTCTGTAATCCGGCTTTAGAGATAACTACTACACCTGTATTGAATACTTCAGGTCTATCTTTCGAGTCAACCGGATATAGTACGCCCCAATGTCTCTTACATATGTCTGCCCATTTTTTATCAATTACACTATTAATACCACCAGAGTTATAGATTGTTCTGAAGTATGGTTGTTTTGGTTCAGTACAGATACCAGCATCTTCGCCATCTAATAGATCAAACATATTATCATTTAAACCATCTACAGGAAACACATCTATATCTACGAGTGCTACATTATCATACACGTCAAATGAAGCATCTACTAATGGATTAGCAGGTTCATAATAGATCGGAACATTAACAAATTTTCCAGCAATAGTAATGTTATGATCGAATCGATATTCAGCGCCAATTCTTTCGGCATAAGCTTTCATAAGTTTAGTACTAGCTACGACACCAGGCTTCATTTCACCTTGCCAGTATTGATAAATTATATTTTTCATTTTATAGTTTCCTTAAATCTTTTAACTATTGCCAACGATGACATGACTGCTTGATGCATATCAATATAGACATACATTCCGCATCTGCCTATGAATGTCACTTTAGTATTTTCAATCTCTTTATATGTTTTATATATCGTTTGATTAATACCATCAATATCTTTTACCGGATAATATCTTTGATAATCATTATCAATATAGTCACATGGTTCTTCATAAGTTAATGTAGTCCACTTATCATTTGATCCATGTTCTGGAAAGTTTTTCCATTCAGCTATTCTGGTATATGGACTATTGTTTGTAAAATTAACAACTGAAGCCGGCAGTGCTCTTACCATCGGTAAATTAACGTTGTGAAATTTGAGTGATCTATAAGGTAATTCTCCAAATCGATAATCATAATAGACATCAATAGGCATTGAATTAAAGACGTGCTGATAATCAGATTCCATATCTTTATGGAAAGGAGTGTTTAGTTTTACTACAATGTTTTGATGATCTAATATTTTTTCGAATACCTTTGTATAACCATCCTTTGGCATAATTTGATATATGTCTTTTGGAAAATAATACTCATTGTCATCATCACGAACAGCAACTCTTTTTAAAATATTTGGATCAAGTTCTTCTATCTCTTTATCCCACATCTTTTTAGTATAAGGTCTATAGAATATATCTAGAATATTTTCTTCACCTACAATTTCTTTTGTAAGTTTATTAACTGGTAGTGTAACATATTCGCCGTTAGACAGTTGTGCTTTGACTTTATGTTTGTATTCTACCCATTCTCCAAATTGAGTAATCCAATCGTAAACCTTTTCATTACTCGTATGAAAGATATGTGGACCATATTTGTGAATACGAATACCATGTTCATTAGTGTAGTCATAAGCATTTCCGCCTATGTGATCCCTCTCATCAATGAGTGTTACTTGATGGCCATCATTAGCTAGCTCATGCGCAATAACAGCACCAGCAAAACCAGCGCCTACTACAAGAAAGCTCATAAGATACCGGCATCTACTAATGCCTGATAGTTTTCTATCTTTTCTCTTTTAGGACCTTGTGGTGTAATCTTAGTTCTGACATGAATAAACCCAGCATCTTGTGGATTTGGTAGAAAACTACACTGACACCACTTTGGATCAAGAAACGTACCTTTCCAATTAATGCCTGCTCTGATAGCCAACACATGGAAGATACCCTCATCTTCAAAGTGATATGGTTTATTAAATCTATTCATCCATTCTTTTGACATTGTATCAGCGCTTCTGAGAGCAACTCTTAGGCTCTTGCCCAT